TCTGTCTCCTCTTGCGAGGTTAATTTCTAGATCGTCCATTTACATCATTGGTTGGGGCTGTTGAGGGACTTGCGCCTGATTCATTGCAGCCTGTTGACGGATAATTTCTCGGTCACGATTCATTGCGGCATCTATTTCCGCACTTTGAATTTGTACACCATATTTCAATTCTAGCTCATATCTACGCAAAATACCATCTTGTTCAATACGATCTCTTTCTCTGTCATCAGACATAATCATTCTTTCACGATCCAACTGCAGTTCAGCAGCCTTCTTTTGAATGTCGGCTTGAATAGATTGAGCCTGTACTTGAGCCAGCATTTCCTCTGGAGTAGCCTTTGGAGCCTCTGGTTCTGGCAATTGGAAGTCAGCAGGTAACTGGTTAAAGTAGTTCTGCGAATCCTTAATACCTGCTAGCTGCAACATCTTAGTTAATGTGTTGGTGTACTGTGGTATTGTTACAACAGGATTATTAGGACCTGTTTCTTTAATCAACATTTCCTGACGCATTGCAACCTGATTCAAGATATTGATTCTGTCTTCAATAGTGCCATCACCAACACCAACATTGACTGTTACGTCCATCTTGGAATCCCATGAACGGGGGTCAATTGGCACGAATGTATTACGCAAACGAACCATTCTTGCTCGGTCTTGATTCTCAACAACCAACTTCAAGATGCCAGTAAACAACTTACGCAAACCAGTTTCAGCAAAGATACGTGCAATCATCTCAATGTGCTGATGGGCGGCATTGACAGTTGCGGATACTGCGGCTTTGGTAGTGCTTTGTAGAGCATCTGCATCTAGACCTGCAGCGGCCTTGGAAATGCCTGTACGGGTCTGTTTAATGTCATCCAAGTAGTCAAGCATTGGGAAGGCGGCTTGTCCAACAAATGGAGTGGTAAATGGCTGAACCATGCCTGGCGCTCTCATGCGAATCACAGCACCAACTTCAGTATTCAACACATCTTCCATGTTGGCCTGACCTTCCACGATGGCTGTACGTGGATGGATAGATTGAGCCAAAGAGTCCAAGATGCCACGTTGGACATTAGACTTAATACGTTGGATATCCATCACTACGTCAGCAGGACACATACCAAAAAAGGTATGGGGTTCTGGGTCAGGACAGAAGTCAGCAAACTGTCGGTCATCAACAATTTCGTTACGCATAACTTTGTTGCCAGTACCTACAGTACAAATCCTACGCATCTCAGCAATGCCATCGCCATCAAAGTCTACCTTTAAGTAGCCTTCAATGTAAAGAACACTCTTACTTGATGGATCACCATTGTTTGATGTACTGATAACCGCAAATGGGTTACGTGCAATGTATTCATCATTGTTGTCAAAGTCATTACCATTGCCAGCAACTTCAACCATTTCATCGTAGTCATAACCCATAGCGACTAGATCGGAAACAGTCTTCATTGTGCGGTGGCCAACAAAGGTTGCCTCATCAATGGACTTTGCTCTTCGGTCAATCAGGAACTCTTCTGGGGGTAGAGCCTCAATCTTTACCTTACCAGATTTTATTCTTCGTTTGATCTCCACATCGTACATCATGGGTGGTGGAGTCATAATGCCTTGAGCTTCATTCATTGGCTCAGTACCAGGCACTGGATACTCACGCACTGCAGAGATCTCAACATCTGGATCTTCTGTCAGCATCATCATGCTTTGCTCATCGAGCATAGAGAATGACTCAGCCTTAACTTCTACTGACTCATCCCACCAGTATTTAATAATTCCTGCCTTGCGAACCAAAGCATCTTTAAATGCAGAGTGGAGAATCTTAAAGCCTGGGTTATCACGCTTGAAAATAAAGTCTACATAATCTGTAGCTTGTTCAGCATTCTGAACATCCTCTGGTCCTTGGGGGGTGAATTCAACCACACGCTCTGGACCAAAAAAGATACGCATCAAACTAGGTAAGATGCCTTGAACAGTATCACGGACATCCATTGAAACTACTTGTGAACGGCCTTCTTCTTCGTCACCAAAGGGTTGACCATAATAGTATTCAGTTGCTAATGCACGATTACCACCAATGTCATCATCAATGAAAGAAATGGCATCATAAATTTCAGCAGAGATAACGCCTTGAAGTTGCTCTTCAGACATTACTTCTTTCTCTTCCATCTCACCTTGCAGGGTTTCTGCCATCAACATTGGATTATCTTGTTGCATTATTCTTCTCCATCTTCCATGTCATATTCGGTTTTAGCCATCATCAACATATTAGATTGACTCTTGCTCATCTTCTTGGTGATGGGGCCACCAGATAGCCATGCTGAACAGGTGCGCTCACCTGCACACTTAAAGTCAAATAGTTCACAGTAACCAAGATTAGCCGCACCCTGTACATCTTTGGCATAGCCATCAGTCTCTTCGTCTATACCTTTAAGAATACAGTCCAACATCTCTGGAGTCTGGATGAAGGCAGCGCAGTTACCGCAACGCATCTCTTGGACTTCATCAATAGATACTGTCCACATATCAGCAAGGTTCTGCCAGTATTCTTCGTTTTCTTCTTCTGGGTTGGCAGGACCATAGTCAACATTCTTGATTGCCCAATTACGGGCTTTCAAGTTGGCCTTGATGTCATAGGTAGCGATAGGGCATTTCATTTTTTATTCCTTGCAGAAATAGCTTTAGCCTTTGCTCTAGCATCTGCTTTACTGCTTGCACCCCATGCTTGGAGGCTTAGAAGTAATCTAGTTGGCTTACCATCTTTGTACTCAGGACCATCGTTTCCCGCCATTCGTGCAAGGAAACTAGCTCTACGTGGATTATCTCCAGACTTAACGGGCGCTTTAATGTCTTGGCCTTGTGCTTTTAAACTAGCACGACCTTTGGCATTTAACCCACCTTTAGGGTTTTGCCCTTCTTTTCTAGTCCACGCTGCGCTCATTTAGATAATTTGCGTAATTGAAACATCAGTAGCTGTAGCGCCACGGATAACGGCTACTTTACTGCCACCAGCAACTTTAATAAACTCCACTGAGTTAGCGGGAAGCATTGCACTTGTGGTCAATGTAGCAGTTGGGTTAGTGCCAATCTCAAAGTGACATTGCGCTGCGCTACCATTTGCCAATCGAATAATTGTGCAATCAGAAGCAATTGCTGTTGACTGTGCGCTAGTAGCTGTCACAGTCATAACTTGGGTTGTGCCCAAAGCAAAAATTTGGGTTAGTTGACCATGATCATCACGGGCTAATCTGCTCATATAAGTTCTCCAGTTGGTTACTTCTTTTTAGCAGTTTTAGCTGCTTGTTTAAAATCTTTGGCAGTAGGTGCGCCCTTAGTGCCAGGCTTTCTCATCTTCTCTTTAGAGCCAGCCTTGATACGTTCTTGCTTGGCATTAATGTTGGCATAAAGTCCAGGTTTCATTTTTTGCTCCGATTAGTTGCAGTTCTACCACCACGTTTGGGCATAGCACGAGACTCGCTCATTGCAATAGCTACAGCTTGGTCACGGGATTTAACCTTCTGACCAGAGGAAGACTTGAGCTTGCCACGCTTGTATTCACCCATTACTTTGCCAATCTTGTTGGCAGCATCATCCATGTTCATAGGAATCTCCAATATAGGTTTAGTAATACTACCATACTGTGGTAATAAAAAAAAGAGCTACTTGCTTAAGGTAGCTCTAAAATGGCAACGGCAATCAGACCAATCCTCGGATCAGCCTTTTAATCGGCTTTCCCCAAGATAGATTAGATCCCCAAGAGATAGTGGCGGCATCGGAGGCAAATGTCAAGACAAAAGCGTCAGCCATGTCGGGAGATTTAAGTCCACGCCTTCTAATATCGTCTTTAGATTCAATCTTTATCTTGCCGTTAGATGTAAAGGTGTACCTTACAGTCGCCAGTTCAGCAATAAAATCTTCGTTATTGGGTATTTTGCAGTCCCGTTTTTCAAGCCAAGCCTTTGTTTTGTGCCATAGTTCTGCTCTCAGGTTCAAATAAGTGCCACCCATAGCGGGACTTTCGGAGACGTTGATGCCCCTACATGGCAACTTTAGTTCTCTTAGTCGGTCAACAACACCAGCTCCAAGGCCAATAGAGTCAACCAGAATCTCTGTAGGTCTACTCTTGTGGTCACAGGCTTCATACTGAGCAACCACTGCGCCTGTCAACTGCATCAGATCTAGGTTTCTCCAGCGTTCTAGTGTATGAACCACATTGGATTGACGCTTACACAGAACTGACGAGTCAGAGCCGAACCGAGCCACATCCAATCCCCAGACAATCGGAGCGTCTTCATAGGCTCTGGTGTCTCGATGTTTAGCAGACTCAAGTAGTTCCATTGGGATAATTGTGTCATCGTCACTCCTAGGGAATTCACCAAGTACACGGATTCTAAAAGCATTACTTTCCTCGCCATAGCGGGATTTCATGTCGTCTACATATTCGTTACTAACACGGGTAGAGTCAATACAGGATACCCGTCTAGTCCACCATTCATCCTTTAGACGATTGTGTGTGTCAAAAAAGAAGCCAGAAGATCGTACTGGATTGCCTAACAAGATGGTCAAAGCGTTATGTCCCGACATAGAACCAGCAGCGGCCTCGAATACTGCCTCTGGGACACCAGAAGCCTCATCTGCTACCAGCATGACGTTATCAGAGTGGACACCTTGTAAGGCTTCGGGTTGTTCAGCACGAGATGTTCGAGCAGAGATGAAAGCCTCGGTAGCGGAAGCTTTGAGTTCGATTCTCTCTTGTTTGACATCAAGTAGGTCTTGGATAGGTTTGGGTAGTTCTTTGACCCACCTCTTTAGCTCGGCAAACAAAGCGTCATATAGTTGGGCAGAAGTAGGGGCAGTAACCACTACCTTGACGGGATATCTGGTCAACAAGAACCATAGCATTGCCCAAGAAGCGGTGGTTGACTTACCCACTCCGTGACCAGACCTGATTGAAATCTTTCGCTCACCAGAGGCCACAGCAGTTAAAAAGTCTTGTTGCCAATCATCAGGCTCTACTCCCAAGACCTCTTTAACGAATAGAACAGGGTCATTCCTGTAAAGAGTTATGAACTGGATAAACGGGTTATGTGCCATTGTTTTCCAATGTCT